GCCCACGTGGCAAACCCTCGACCAGAGGCGTAGCTGGGATCGAGCGCAGTGGTGTCCTTGGGAATGGCCTTGCGATAGTCTCGGCACATAACCCAACGATCCCCATCGAACACGGGCTGGGTTTGGCAGAAGACGACCTGCTCAAAAATGTGAACCGGCTCCTCCACCGCCATACGAAACCCGAACTCGAGAAACCAGGGCCCAATGTCATGAAGAAACCGGTCCTGGTCCACTGCCTCCATAATGACGACACAATCGTCGCCATTGTTCCCTAGCTCAACCTTCACACCACGTTCCCTGGCGTATGTGTACACAAGCCCCGTCATGATCAAGCAGTTTCCCAGGCTGGTGTTCATGTCACCGCTCATGCGGCACCCCTCAACTACATATTTGAACATGCCATCAGGCGCCCTGGCATAACCATGGTTGGTTATCTGCCACGACAATAGTTTGTTTAATCGCGGGCTCTTAAAAATTTTTGAATAGAATCCGTGTTCAAATTGTAGTGCAAGTTTGCTGACATGTTGGTCAAATCTCGAAGCATCTAAGCCGATACAAACTGGCTTAGTGAACTGCGAAAATTTGTCGACTATAATGGATGCTTGATCCACAGAGTTGTACTTACTCATAATGGTGGGCGATCCAAACAAGTTGTCTATTGAATCGTATACCTTATGTTCTAGAGGCAACAAGTACCTACCTACCTCGACGTTGTACCTCGGGTGTCTTGGTTGGATCACACGTGGTGCTGGGTCGGGTTTGTTGGTCCAGTTGACTTTTTCGGCCTTGACAAACGTTGACAGGAAGGAGTCGAGAACACGAACTGGTTTTAAAGCCAGCCCGTCAACTGCTTGCTGATACAATGTACGACGTCGTCCCTTGTAGAACCCCACGAACTGGTCGCGACTCACAGGGGATTGCCGTCCAATGTACTCAACAAGAGCATCGCGATAAACTCCACACCTGGATTCAAAAACATTACTATTGGATGGCCGAATCGGGCTGTCCAAGTTCTTGTTAGTGAATAAAACCCGCTCTCCTACCCCGCGAATAAGGTTGGAGACTGAGTTATTATGGGTTGTGATGCAATCACTCGTAACGTACGAACCCATCGTCATGTACTTACGAGTTTTAGGCACCCCAGAAAATGTTGGAAGAATACCCGGGTAGTCACCTGGAGTTGTGTCTACCCCTTCCAACTTCTGTGGGCCCCATCAGTTAGATTCGCTCCCAAAGCCAAGCAACTTGGCTAAGGAGAAAGCCTCACTGACTACTAAAGTTTTCATTATCGCATGAGCTCGTAAATCATCTCTCATGGGAACAAACACCAATGTGGTTGCGAAGTCTAGATTCTCAGATATGTGTCGGGCCAAAACCCCATGTTCAACACACAAATCATAGAGATACTTTCTTACACACATAATATTGGCTGTTGTCCTCTT